TCATTTTTTCTCCTTAGAAATCGATAACAAGTTCAATGGCATCATCAGAACTATCTCTTCGATTCACTGCTGTGATACCCTTTATGTATAACAAGTCTCCGGATTGCAAATCAAGTTCTGGACCAGTGATATTTGCAACAGTCACACCGCCAACACCAGTGGTGAGAATTTCCTCAGATGTGAAAGAGAGTGTGCCTCCATCGGATGATTTGATTACATTTGTGATGTACAAAGTTGCACCATCGGCTGCACCAGAGTGTTGAAGAACTTGTGCAATCGTACCAACAGAACCGCTCGCTCCAGTCACGCCTGTGTCAACATCAGGCAGACCCACTGTAGTGTCATACGTCACACCAACTTCGTGTGTGCATCTCCAGTTGGTTTTTGTAATCGTGTATGTTGAATCAAGTTCTCTGGTTCTGATTGGTTTGATATTTGAACTTTGAGAGGACAGCGAACTACCAACAGTTGTAAGTCGTTCAAGTGTTTCATCATTTGTAAAGTTTCTATACAAGTTTTTCACAGTGAGCGATCCAGAAGAATCACTATTTCGGGCGGCACTCGACACCTCACCGAAATATTTTGAGGATCGACCATAGACAAAAGAATCTGTGTAGTCAGAGATGAAGGTGCTTGAAAGATCGCCAGTTGTAGGTTCAACATCAACAATTGTCGAAGGGTAGTTGTCGTGTCCAGCAAGAAGCCCACTGTCAGCATAACTAAGTCCGACCGTTGGGTTTTCCCAGAAAACAATTTCATTGAAGTCGTTTCCGGTCATCGCAAGATTTGACTCACTACCTTCAACTAGAACTCTAAGTTTGACTTGAGTGGGCAAAAGTTCTTTTACAGGATCTTGACCAAGCGAATCAAAAATACGAGGAGCCAAAGTGAAGTCGGTTCCGCTATCTTTTGTTGTTGTGATTGATGCAGTCGCAGTTGTGTAGTTTGAACCATTCGATGCAAGAACGATTGCTGTTGGAATGAATGAATTTGAAAGTTCTGCATAGGCAGTACACCCGGATCCATCTCCTGTGATTTCAACCAAGGGGACAATTTCATATTTGTCACCAATGGATGGAACTGATCCTGTCATGGCTCCATATGTGACCTCATTGTTACTGCCAGTATAGTCTGTAATTTTTTGAACTTTTCCGATTGCGTTTCCATCAATAAATCGAATTGCATATCCGTTGTAGAAATCGTCGATTGAACTGGCAACACCACCGCCAAGAATAGATCCAGTCAGCCCAGCAGCAAGAAGTGTTCTGTCTGGATTTGATTTGATTGTTCTGCCATAGACAGCCGTTCCTGTGGTCGTGATGTCAATTCTACTGATTTGTCCATTTTGTGCATCATTGATCGCACTGTATTGAGAGTAGTATTGATTTTGCTTTGCCGTGTCTGAATACGCACCCGTGATCAGATTTGAATAGTATGGAAGAGTCTGGACAGGAATGTATGAAGAATCAACAAATTTTTGTTTGTCGCTACTGATCGTGTAAAGGTATCTCCACTCGTACCCGTCTGAGAAAATTTCTGGCTCTGGTGCTGTCGTGTTTGGAGCGGTGTTTGATTGAGATCCATTGCCATTTTTCACACAGGCATAGACACTGTTATTTGTAGAATTGAAAACGAACCAATTCTTTGTGGTCATGTTTTCCGTGGGGTCATATTGATCATATACGGTTCCGCTAACCCAATCATTTCGATTGATCATGAGACTCACATCGTTTGGAGTGATTGATTTCATAAACAAAAGGTTGCGACGGGTTGCCTCATCGTTCTCCTCTGTTCTCGTTGTTTGTGCATCTGCAACTACATTGCCGAAACCAGCAAAAATTTGATTTCTACGAAATGGATCGTACGAGTTCACAAATGTTTCTGCAAGGTGAGTTTTGTATTGATTATCAATCGTGACTACAGCCATTTTCGCTCCTTAGTTGTTTCGCATGTTCTCAATGAAGTCTTGAATATTTATGTGTTGCATTGCTATGTCTGTGGTGACACTCACATCGCTGAGATAGTCGATACCATTTGTGCCTTTGATGATTCTAAAATCATTTTCTGCACCTTCCGGAACCACGGGAATCTGTGTGCCTCCGGGTGTAAATTCATTCGTGAACTCTCCATTCAAAACGTCAATTGTGATCACTTCCTCGAATGTGTTACCGGCATAGATACTGATGGGTTGCCTCTCTATAATTTCTCTCGCAACCACAGTGCCAATGGCTGTTTGAATTGTTTCATCTCTCTGTGTCACCACCCCACCGATTGGAAATGCAGCACCAAAAGTATTTGCTGTGACGTAAGGACTTCTAATATCAAAAGCAAATTTGATTCTTCTCAAAGTTTTGACATCTGATGTAATACTTGATACAAGATTTTTAGGATGTTTGTAGATTGTCCAAAATTTTGATGTAGCCGAGTCTGTGCCTTCGACCATTACAAGTTGATCAATATTTTCAACCGTGTAGCCGGGCAAGGTGACTCCTGCATTTACACTAAACGTGATACCAAATGCCTCTGGGTTCTGAGTTCCAGCACTGACACCACCCATTGGTCCAGTTGTGAAACCACCCCCAGCGAATGGATCATGTGTTATCGCAGTTCCGGGGCTAAAGTTGTACAAACCAAGAATCGCGGCAGTCAGTCCATTGAAACCAGTTGGATAGTAGTCAGAAAAGGTGCTTCCAAAAGTATCACCCCTATAGTCCATAGTCAGTGAAAAGAACATCGGAGTGTAGTTACCAATTTTTGCATCAATTGTTTGTGTGTCTGTAGTGATTGCCGCATACTCACAATCAAACGTCACACTACCTTTGAAATCTCCACTACCCCCAACGATTTTTGTCGCACCAATGGTGACTCCTGTATTCAATCTTGCAGTTACAGAGCCTCTAACAAATGGAGGGGGTAGTGAAACATCACTAGGAGTGAAAGACAAGACTTCGAGTGTCGCTGAGGCAGCACCCGCTCTATTTTCCAAATTGATGATATCGCCTCTCTTGTATGAACCAATACCATGAGGCACTGCGATACTAAGTATTGTTCCATCAACAGTTTCAGGGACTCGAAGATCATATGTCGTTGCAGAGATTTCAAACTTATGAAGTTGCTCTGCGAAAAGTTTTGTTCCTGCCGGATGCAAAACATTTTTTACAATGCTCGCATAGTCATCGAGTTGTTTTTCTGCTTTCACAAGATACGAGTATGCTTGATACCTATCGTTGTCTTGAACTCTGGATAGCGAGGACATCAAAGATCTGTCAGAGAGAAAATTCTTTCTATCTTGAGATAAGGCAACCCCCGGAAGAACATCAAGAGATGCACCACTACCGTTTGCAGTGATGACGCTTACTGAATATGTTTCCCTACCAACCAAAATTGTTCTAGAATCAATTGGTGCGATTGATTCAATTTCACCACTGACTCCAACAGACTCGATGAAAGACGATCCAACAAGTCGATTTGAACTATCCTCAACTTTCACCTCTTCGTTGATTGCAAAGTTTTCACCAGTTTTGCCAATGTTGATTGATGAAATTTGAGGAAGACAAGTCTCATACAGAAGGGTAGCACCCTTTACAAACTCAACATCTTTGTTTGGCTCAAAAAATCCAGACACATCTTTTACTTTGAGCGTGACGAATTGAATACCGTCATTTCTTGAGATATCAATGTCTTCAATCAGAGCGGATCCAACCTCACTCGAAAATCTAGTTGTTGCTCTTTGAATGACCTTTCCGCCGACAACGCTTTCGATTGCCGGTACTCCACTAACTCTGGTTGTCTTTATCACTCTTGTTGTAATAGAGTCTGAATCAGATGTTTTGAAAACAAGGTCTTTTGGAATCTGTACTTCTGCTTCCGTGTTGAAGACCAATCTCATCAAGAGTTCAACTGACCTAGTATTACCTTTTTCTTGATACAAGTCACGAATGATTTTTACAAGTTTTTCATCATCAACTTGTGAAACTGTAGAGTCGAATCCAAACAAAAATTCAGATTTGAAATACTGCACAAAGTCATCGACCGTTGTATCGATGTCTCTGTATGTGTTGATTCTTACTGCCTCTGCCCTTGGGTTTCCGTGCTGCTCCGACCACTCATAGTAGGCTTTCATGAAGTCTACGAAAAGTGGATACTTCTCAGAAACAAAAGACGGTAGGATCGTTTCAAGAAGAGTCGAAAATCTTTCATCGACAGAGGGAACAATGTTACCAAGATCAGTGCTTGTTTGCACCGGAGGTGGCTGAAGAAGACCTAACAGAATGCCTGCATTTTCAAGACTATTGATCGCCATCAATAACCTCCGTAACCACCACCACCTGCGCCGCCGCCACCGCCACCACCGCTACTTGACGATGTTGATGATGTATTAGTCGTTGGAGTTGATGATGAAGATGCTGTAGAAGCCGTGATCTGTCTTCCACCAGTTTCGTCTATAGTTTCAACACTTACCAGATTCGCCGTAGGATCACCAGAATTGAAAACAATCACATTGTCTTGAGATGATTTGATTATGTTTCCATTCATAACAGCACGAATACCAAAGTTGCTTCTATTTTCCATTGCTGCAAGACGAGCCAAGTTTAGTTTGATCTCTCCTTCGGCATAATCAACTACACCAAAGTCCTCGATGATGGTTGTCGTGGGAGTATCCGCATTGAACAAAATAATCTTTCCACTACCATCATCCTTGATTCTGGCATTGACGAAATTTTCTCCATCAAGATAGCGGAAGGTTTCACTTGAAATCACACTTTGGTGTCCATCATGAGGATGAAAAATTGAAATCGGATACTTCACCGTGTAGTCCGTGCTAACATTGATTGGTGTCACAAACACTTCCATGTTCACTTTGGTGCTAAGTGACACGATAGAAGGCTCACCATCAATTGTATTTTTTGTAAGGAGTGATGTCGAGAACAGAGTGTCATAGTCATCAGTGTTTTCAAGAACGTAGGAGGAAAGGTTTCTTTGAACAAAGGACTTGACTGCATTTCTGTTCAATGCTGTCTGCGTGGGATCGTACACCACAGAAGTATCAAATCGCAAGTAAGTCAATGTAGGATCGACAACAACTGGAGTGATTGTGACTGGGCATCTGTCCTTCAAAAAATTCACTACAGAATTTTTGAATTCGCTTGTCACGGTCGTGTTCGTGTTGGGCTTGAAAGAAATGATCACACTTCCAAACTGTGGTGGAGTTGCATCCTCTCCACCATAGACAAAGACAGAGGAGAACCCTGAGAAATTTGATTCAATCAAAGTTTGAAAATCACTCACGGTGACGGCACGGTTCTGCATTGAGTAAGATTTAGGAGCGAGTCTTCGAATGCTTTCTGCATTTTGTCGAATTGAACCACCTGATGCAAAACTCACAACATCGACGGTGTTGCCCGTGCCATAGGCAAAAGAGTTTTGTCCCGTGAGATCATCGAATCGACCAACACCGTTTGCGAGCGGACCATTCGTTGAAAGGTAACTTACGTTGACAAGATTTCCAGTGGCAAGCGTGACACCAAGGACACCATCACCAAAGTTGACCGAGTATTTGCCGTCTGCTTCGGTTTCAATCCAATACGCATTTGATCCTGCGGTAATAGAGACTGGATCGTTTGCCAGTGTCCATTCGTTGGTGATGCCACCTCTGTCACTCACAGAATTTTGAACTGTGACTTTGATCGTGGACGTATCGACAAATTCATCGTCAATCAACAATTTTTGGTAAGGATCATTGTTCGGAACCAGAAGAGTTTTGTTTCGAATGCTTCCCTCTTTGATTGTAAGATTTGAAACGTGCGGAACTATTGCACCATCAGCGGTCAGAGAAAGAGAAGCGGATTCAAGATTGACAAATCTGTATTGTTTTCCACTAATTGTTGTTCTGAAAACTGATCCTGCTGGAAACGTCGAATCGAATCCCAGAGTGGAACCAAGATTGAGATCTACAGTTGCGGTAGGAGCAGTGTATGACGAGGGGGTGTATCCGAGTGACTTGGCATGTGAAACAATAGAGGAGCGTTGCTTCGCGGTGTCCAAAAACATTTCATTCGCAACAAAGTTGTTGTACACACCTTGGTAATAGGTCGTGTATGCAAGGGCATCAAGAAGAACAGAAAGACCCGAACCTTCAAAATCATAATCTTTGAATGTGTCTGTGTTTGACAAGAAAGTTTTTAGATTGCTTTTGATTGTATCAAAGTCAACTGAGTTGACGCTAAGGTTTCTTGAGGTCATTACCGGAGCCTTTCTAATTTGAAGTTGACCGTGATTGGTTTCGGATCATTCAGCAAAGAGAATTGTACTTTGATGCCGTACAAGTTGTTTTCGACATTTGGATACACAAGGAGATCGATCAAGTTTGCCCGAGGTTCTTGCTGTTGAATCGCTCTTGTGAAGCCGTCTTTGATTTTCAAAGTTGTGAATGGATCCATTTGTTCAAAAAGCATTGCACGAAGAGAACCGCCAAATGTTGGATTGAATTTTTTCTCACCAGCGATTGTCAAGATGATGTTTTGAATCGAGCGAGAGACAGCCTGTGCATCGGTCAAAGGAGCAACATCTCCTGTGATCGGATTGCGTGTAAGTGACAAGTCTAGGTCTGCGTATCTGCTCATAGTAATATGTATGTTAGAGGTTGAAAATCTTTTTTGCTACCTTCTCACCAAAGCACGGATCTGCGAGCATTGAAAGAATTGAAAATCCAAAGGTGGCTTTGACAAGGTATTCTGTAGCAGCAATGACCAAAGCCCGTTCGTCGTTGATCAAGGATTCGACAGCCTCATACGCTCGCTCAACACTGTCTGCTGCTTCGATGATGTTTGTAAGTGCCTCTGTGCTTGCTCCAATGAATTCAATATTGCCATCAGCGTTTCTGGGCAGGAGAGACAATGCAGTTCTAAAATCACCATCAAGTGCAGCATCGACACCTTGCATCAACTCTGTGCCGGGACCAAGAACACTTCCAAAGAATTGACTATAGTTGTCTTTCAGTTCCTCTGTATTTGAAAGTGCGTTTGCCGTCTGATTGAATCCAGAGGCAAGTGACTGGATCGATGCGATACCGGGCATGTCAGATACACCACCATTTTGATCAAACCCATCCTTGCCGATTGAGGTTCCGCTCAAAATGTCTGATTGCTCCTGCATGAGATTTGCCGAGTTCCTTACATCGTTTGCGACTCCGGTGATGAAAGCAGCGGCGGTCACGGGATTACCGTTTTCATCTACACCAGCACCCGGAAGTGGAACACCTAAAATAGTTCCATCCTCTGTCATGAAAACCGAACCAATCGCATTGTCAACATCATTCAAAACTTCTCCAACTTTGTCACTCACTGTGTTCAAAATGTCTTGAACAGGATTTACAAAAAGTTCTCCGGAGATTGCCTTATTGATGAGATCCAACACTTCATCTGGAAGTGGAAGATCAAAAAGATCACAACCACTCAAATCAAGAAAGTCTTGATTGATGTTTGGAACGAAATCTGTATTACTTGGAAATGCACTCATAATCCTACCTCCACATTCAATGCACATGTTAGATTGTCTACGGGATCACCAAAAGTGTTGATACTCTCACCACTTGCTATGGGTTTTCCACCGACCAAAACAGAGTACGTCCCGGTGATTATGTTACTTACTGTTTTTTCCGGTGGATAGGGTGTCACAAGTGAGCCGATTGTTGCACATGGCTTACCCTCAACTAATACATCATAGTTCCCTGTAAAGATTCTGCCGATGCCCCCTTTACCAAGCACCAAACTACCAACGACAGCGGGTGAAATAGCAGCAGACATTAGACTTCCACCCACGCATTTGTAGTGCCATCTGTCATGTAGACATAGATTCTTCCCGTTGATGTGTTCATCCAGTATTGACCAACGTTGGCTACAGGTGGAATCACCGTGTTGACATATTTGATGTCTCTTGAATTTGAACCTTTGATGGATGACGCAACGTTTGATTTCGTGACAAACTGACCAGAGTTGAGTGAATTTTGAAAGGTGATCCCAGTTGACTCAATGACTGGGCGAGTGGTTCCAAAATACAAAACAAAGTCTTGTTCATTTTGATTCACTCCGTTGATCAGAGAAACATCAGTGAATGGTCTTGTTGATTCAAATGGAAATTTGAAAG